GCCTTGCGCAAGTGCTGCTGCTATGTTATCGAAAAAGCACATGTCTTGCATTGCCGGACACCAGCAAGGCTTACAGATTGCAATGGGCCATCGCGCAGATGGAACTGCCATTACTAGTATTATCGCCGGCTCATGTTATGAGCATTCGGAAGACTATTTGGGACCACAAGGAAACAAACACTGGCGAGGTATCCTGATGCTACACGAAGTCAAGGATGGTGCCTTTGATCTCATGCCTGTGTCCCTTTCTTTCTTAAAACAAAAATATTCATGAAAACATTAACCGAAAAAATTATGGCAACAAAAAGCCCTTGGAACAATCCATACCAAGGGCCAGATAAAAAAGTATTATTTGTTTGTAGTGCGGGTATTTTACGTAGTGCTACAGGTGCTCGTATGTATGCTCATAAATATAATACACGAGCTGCTGGAAGTGAAGACTATGCTTTAATTCCTGTTTCAAATGATCTCATTGTGTGGGCAGATGAAATTGTGTTTGTCAATAAAGAAAACTTTGATACTGTAAATCGTAAGTTTGATTTATCAGATGTAATGAATAAAGTCGTTGTTTTAGATATTCCAGATCAGTTTCCTCACATGGACCCAGAACTACAAAAAGCTTTTAAAGCTCAATACCGTGGCTAACATTTGGAACGAAGAAATGATTAACGAACACGACATTAAAGACATGAGTCCAGCCGACTCTAAACAAATTGCAGGAGATCATTACAAAAAACTTGACCCTGAACCTTGGAATGTCATTATTAAATGGAATCTAGGTTATCTAGAAGGCACAGCATTAAAGTATATTGCGCGGTGGCGCGACAAGGGTGGTATTGATGATATTAAGAAAGCTATTCACTTTCTTGAAAAGCTCGTGGAAATTCATTCATCCAAGTCTGACCCTCATCTTACTCCTGTGGGTGCTGCTTTTAAATTGGCGAGTGAACAATCTCGGGCAGTGGGCGTTTATCCTAGTGAACGACTTTATAATCCTGCTGAGGTACTTAAACAGTCTCGGAATTCCAACCAACCCCTCGGTAATGGTGACGCCCTAAGTGATTGGGTACAGCGTGTAAATGCACAGAAAGCACTAGACGATTATCATGCACAATGATTTTTCCGAGCTAAAAGAACTTATTGCTGCTGAACTATCTGTAGAAGAAATTCTAGACATTCTCGGGTGGGAAACCCCCGAGCTTGTTGATGCACTAGAAGATCACATTAAAGAACTAGAGGAAGAATTTAAACAGGCAGTACGATGAAAGATACAAAGTATCGATGGAACGCAGTGAAATGATTCAAAAGGTAAAGACTAATCGTGAACGAGATCGTGAAAAGGAACGTGGTAAGAAGCGTTACCTTGAACGAGTGATTGAAGAAAACGAAGCAGAACAACAAATTAAGGAATACACAAATAATGAAGATAGCACCGATGAAGGTCGAGTTGATCGATTCGATGGGCTCCGACCTGAGCGTTTGTAATGCAGCACGAGTTAGTTTTGCTAAAGAGAGTCAGTGGGAGTATCAACATGAAGAAGGTGTTCATCCTTTTGACCAGTTTAAAGAGTTAAGTGAAAAAGATCAAAAGCTTATTACGTATTTGGCTTCTCATGGTCATTGGACCCCCTTTGCTCATGCTTTTCTTTCTTTTCGGATCAAGGCCCCTATTTTCGTAGCAAGGCAATTAGTAAAACATCAGGTTGGCCTTGCTTGGAATGAAGTTAGCCGTCGATATGTGGATGATGAACCGGAGTTCTGGTTCCCGGAAGTCTGGCGAGGAAAACCAGTAAACGCTAAACAAGGTAGTGATGGTATAATTCCATCAGAGCAGCCAGATATGGACATTGATATGTATGTTCGTATTATGGGAGATAAAGCTTTAGCTACATATGTTGAATTACTTCAGCACGGCGTAGCGCCTGAACAAGCACGAATGGTTCTTCCTCAAAACACAATGACAGAATGGTGGTGGTCCGGTAGTTTAGCGGCTTTTAGTCGTGTTTGTAAACAACGATTAGATAGTCATGCTCAATCTGAAACAAGAGAGATTGCTATGATGATTAATGATATTGCATTAGAAAGGTTTCCTCATAGTTGGAAAGCATTACAATCAAATTAAATGACCTTTCTTTAGGTTGGGTTTGTGGTTTAATTGAAGGAGAAGGTTCTTTTAATGTTTATGAGGATAAACGACGATCTGGTACTTTTAATTGTAAAATTCAAGTAGAATCTACCGATTTTGATGTAATTGAAACTTTACAAGACGCTTTAGGAGGTAGGATTTGGGAATCAAATTACCCTTCAAAGTATAAAGCATTTCCTAATGCAAAACCATCTTGGAGATGGGCAGTAAGTTCAAAAAAAGAATGTGAAAGTATTTGTAATTTAATTTATCCTTATATGTCTAAACGAAGACAAGAACAAATTAATAAATTAAAACCTTATTTAAAATACAAAAGAAAGTTTAAAAAAATTGACAATTAAATTTAGGAACACATTCGGTGAAAATATCTTTCGATTCAAGTACGCACAAGGTCCTGGAGATACTTGGGATAAGCTGGCCGAACGACTTGTTGATGACGTTTGCGGGACACGTGGCGGGGTACTCCCTGCACTCATGTCAGTGGAAGATCGGAAACATCTTGCGCAAGCTATTAAAGAATTCAAATTCCTCCCAGGTGGACGCTATCTGTACTATGCAGGACGACCCTACAAGGCTTACAATAACTGTTACTTACTTCGTGCAGAAGAAGACACCCGAGAAGAATGGAGCGCGGTAACATGGCGAGCAATGAGTTGTTTAATGACTGGTGGAGGTATTGGAATTGACTATAGCCGATTACGTCCTTCAGGCAAAGCACTCTCTCGTACTGGAGGTACAGCATCTGGACCAATCCCTCTCATGGCTGCTATTAATGAGATCGGGCGAAACGTTATGCAAGGCGGATCTCGTCGCTCTGCAATCTATGCTTCCCTTAATTGGCAACACGAAGACATTACTCAATTCCTTAGAGCAAAGAATTGGTCAGATGTTGTCCGAGAACAAAAGCTAAAAGACTTTAATTTCCCTGGTCCACTAGATATGACTAATATCTCAGTGAACTATGATGACGCTAGTCTTATTGGTGGTTTAGAAAACAACGCTGTATTTCAACAAAATTGCCTACAAGCAATGATGACTGGTGAGCCTGGCTTTAGCTTTAACTTTGGAAGTAAACAAAATGAAACTCTTCGCAATGCTTGCACAGAAGTTACATCAGAAGACGACAGCGACGTATGTAATCTGGGTAGTATCAATATGGGAGCTATTTCTAATCTGGAAGAATTTAGGGGTGTTGTCTCCCTGGCTAGCAAGTTTCTTGTCTGTGGTACCCTTCGGGCAGATTTACCTTACGATAAAGTCTATCGTGTTCGAGAAAAAAATCGGAGACTTGGGCTAGGTTTGATGGGAATTCATGAATGGCTCCTCCAACGTGGATACAACTACGAAGTAACACCAGAACTCCACGAATGGTTAAAAGTATATGAAGATGAATCTGAACGATCTGCAAATGAACACTGCGATAGATTCTACATTTCACGCCCTGTCGCATATCGAGCAATCGCTCCCACCGGAAGTATCGGGATTCTTGCTGGTACGACTACAGGCATTGAACCTTTATTTGCAGTGGCTTACAAACGTCGCTTCCTCACGGAAGGAACTAAGTGGAAGTACCAATACGTCGTTGACCCCACAGCACAAGACCTTATCCAACGATACGGAGTAAAACCAGAGCAAGTAACTTCTGCTCTCGATCTAAGTACAGATTATGAACGAAGAATCAAATTCCAAGCAGATATCCAGGATTATGTTGACATGTCAATTTCATCCACGATCAACTTACCCTCGTGGGGTAGCGATGCAAATAATGAAACACGAGTGTCAGAATTTTCAAAGACGCTTGCAAAATATGCACCCCGACTTCGTGGTTTCACTTGCTATCCCGACGCATCACGAGGAGGTCAACCCCTAACCCCTGTGCCTTACGAAGAGGCAATTAAACATAAGGATGCTATTTATGATGAAGTCATTGACATTTGCGAGTTTACTGGTCACGGTGGCTCTTGCGGCGTTTAACGTCGCTGCTCAACCAGTAGTAGTAGAAGCTCGGCACCCTAGCGGTGCAATTATTCAACTACACAACGAATCAGGACCATGTGTAGATAAAGCAAAGCTTGCTACATTTATTTATCCTGACAAGAAGAAAGTACAAGGTTGTTGGAAGACTGATGGTTCTGTAGTCTCCGTAGCATGGTTTGATGCTGATGGTGGCGCAATTCCAGTAAAGTTCTTTAAACCTCCTGAAACTCTTTAACCAATAAAAAAAGGGCCTTACGGCCCTTTTTCTTTTTTACCTAGTATTTTATCTATCCAATCTGAGACAGATTCTTTTATTGTTGGTTCTCGTGGTTCTAACCATCGTTGCTCAGGATATAAACCATATTCTAAAGCTTTAATAAAAGCTTTTTTTGCTTTTGGTTTATTAGCTTCATCTGTAAAAGAACTATTATA